GCATTGAACACGTTGCCGTTTATCAATTTAATTTCCAACTGATAATCAGTTGGATAATATACTACGCCAAGCGTTCGAGTGTATGTCGAACTGTAACCTGTTGAGCCAATCAGCAAGTTTATAAAGTCGAGTGTGATTTTGTTGACGGGTAGCAGCAACATATTGCCGCCGATTTCTACGCAGAATGCTTCCTGCTTACTAATGCGGGTATCGGTAGTCATAATTTTAGCTTTCAATTTTGAAGTGAAACCAAGTTCGAACACGCATGTTGTCCGACCTTGCGGCGGCGCTGGCGTTGACGATTCAACCCAGGCCCAGCCGCGAGATAGAACAGGGCGACAGCTGCCGCCCGTGCCTTGCTTTAATGCTTGTCGTTGACGATGAGATATACTGTAGCAAATAAGACGTAGGTGAGCACTGCTACTGCGGTTAAATCTAAGAATGACATTTATTTTCTCCAGTTATTTGTACGCTTATGGACAACGGCCAGTTGGTTAATCGGCAGTGCCGAATCCTTCAGTCCCTTGACTAGCAAGCCTGTCAAGCAGGCTCACATCGCAGGTCGATACTGTTCCATAAGCGTAGAAATAAAAGGCGAGGCCGAAGCCCCGCCTTTCGGTGATGTTAGCCAACTGCCTCCCATGGTGCAGCATCAACGCCACCTGCGAGATTGCCTTCGCCTGTTCCGAGAAGGATACGGGCGCGCTTTTGTGCTTCGCTGAGGTTGGCAGGGTCAACCTTGTGTTCAGAGCGTGGCAAGCTTGACATGCGCAGCTCTTCGCCAGTTGTCTTCTGGTATACGTTGAAGGCTGTTTCCTTCATGGCGTTGAGTGTCTGAACCTGTAAGGTTGAGCGCTCGAGGGCATCGAGTGCCTTCTGCAATTGCAGCTCTGTGATTTCGTCGCCAGTATGTTCGCGCGCTGCCTTGCGAGCAATCATCTGAGCCTTAGCGTGGAAACCATCGGCGCTTTCCAGTGCCTTGGTTACAGTGTAAGCAATGCCGTTGAGGACGCGCTTCTGCGGATACCACATCTGATTGCGCACTGTAACTTCGCCAGTATCAGTATCTGTGAACTCGTATGGTTCATTGAGAAATTCTGCAATGTCTTCGATTGCTTTGGTGAGTTGCTTAATGCTTGTCATGTTACTTCTCCAGTCTGTGTCGTTCGGGGTCCATCCCCGCGACAGGCAATACAACGGCCAGGTTCTCAACATCGTTCGACAAGGGCCGAGCAAACGTAGTGCAGTAAGGTCCCTTGCGAAGCCGAAGGCCAAGCACCTCTTGGTGCGCAGCATGTTGAGGTTCTGGCAGGCAGGATTGACCGCGTGATGGATACCGATTGATGCGGACTGGAGGGACATACGCCACGCATTAAGCAACTCACCAACGCCATCCCTTCAATCATTATTCTGTCATCTTATGTACCTGTTTCAATGCTTTGCTTCTGGTGCATTGACACGCATTCATGTGGGTGGCATCCCTCGCGCGCGCTCTCTTGCTTCTTATGTAAAGGACAACCGAATCGTATGAGTTCTCTTCCCATGACTGTGAATGCTGTTAAGTCCGCTAAGGCTCTGACCACCAAAGAACGTGCCTTTGTTGAGGCTTATGTAGAGTTCGATGGAAACAGAGAACAGGCCATCACCGAAGCTGGTTACAATACAACCTATCCAAGACAGTTAGCTGTTGAGTTACTTAGGAAACCACACATCATTCAGGCACTGCTTGAAGAGACTGGATTGAAGCTTGTTTCAAGCGCACCTAAGGCTCTTGCAACCCTGCAGAGGTTAATGGATGCCAAGAGTGACTATGTTGCTCTAGAAGCTGCGCGCGATGTCTTGGATCGTTCTGGCTTCAAGTCTGCTGAGAAGCATGACCATCGAATTACCGGCGATGTGTCCATACAGATCGATCTGAGTTAGGGGAGGGGGGGTTAGAAAGTGGACAGCAGGTATTGCTAGTGGACTCAGACAAGAATTATTGCTCAAAAAGGCTCGTTCAAGTTTGTCCATTGGTTATAGTTAGCTTTTGCTAGAAGTACCTCGCATGGTTGAAAGAGTTGCTAAGTCTGGAATCATTGATCCCTCTGGTGATCCGTTTGCTGCCACGCCTTCGGATACTGTTGACTTCGCTCGGGTAGCCAAGGCCTTGTACATTGGTGGTGGCGGGAATGTTGTTGTGCTTGCGGAAGACGGCAACACGGCCATAACTTTTTCCACTGTCCCCTCTGGATATATTTTGCCTGTCAGGGTTCGTCGGATACTTGTTACGGGCACGACTGCCACAAATATTATTGGACTGTAGGGGGTTCGTTATGGGTTGGTTATCTAATATGTTTGGAAAGACACTACAACTGGAAGACGCTTCCGAGGTTGCGCGCTTTGCTAACCGCAAGATACCACTGGATCGCATACAGTTTCACATCGAGCGTTATGAACGTGCGATGGAGCAATGCCAGAAGGGTGGTGATCGCATGGCCCAGCTTCGTAAGGGTCGTGAGTATTGGATCACGATGCGTTCTGTGCATGAACTAGAAACGGAACTCTAATGCCTACTCCTACTGTATACCCAAACTTTAAGTTAAACCAGAACAACGGCAATGCAATCGATCTGGATACCGACACTATCAAGGTGATGATTGTCACCAATAGCTACGTCCCTGCTACAGCCGATGCTTTCATTACGGCAGCTAATGCCCATCAGGTAACTGGTACCAACTACACTGCTGGCGGAACAACTGTTGCAGGAGTAACGCTTGCGCTTGATGGAACGAACGCGGAGTTTATTCATAACGATATGAGCTGGCTGCAAAGCGCGGCTGGCTTTGCAAATGGACGTTACTTCATTTGGTATAAGGACACTGGCACGCCTGCTACATCAAGATTGATTATGTATATGGCGGATACGGCAGACTTTGGTAACGTGGCTGGTGACCTGATCCTTGATGGTTCGGCAACCACTGGCGTGCTTAACTTCATCTAATGCTGTATGATCGCGTATATTTTACTACGGCCACGACTGGCACTGGCACAATAACTGCTGGTGTAGCAGAGCCTGGATTCCGCACGATGGCTACGGCCAACAGCGGAACCTTTATTCCCGATGGAACCGAAGTCGAATATGCTATTACAGATGGCACTGCTTTTGAAACAGGCACTGGCATTGTTGGCTCGAGCGGAACAACATTAACGCGGGTGCTATCTCAGTCATCGACCAATGCGCTTTTGAATTTGTCTGGCAGCGCTCGCGTTTTCATTACACCCATTGCTTCGAGGCTTGTGCTTACCACAGGTCTTAAGACGATTGGCGGCGCATCGATCCTTGGAACAGGCAATGTTGACACAGTATCAATCAATATCAATGGCACTGTTGGGGCTACCACGCCAACGATAGGCGCGTTTACATCAGTATCCTTAACTGCTGGCTTTGCGCTGGCGTGGAACGCAGACGTTGGCCTTTCTCGTTCTGCCGCTGCTACTTTGAATTTAGGTAACGGAACGGCAGGATCAAGCTCTGGTACTCTGGTTTTAACCAAAACAACTTTTGCTGGTAATGCCAATCTAACTAGCCCTTCTTTGGGCAATCTACAGCTTGGAACGGGAAGCACAACGGGCGCTGGCGGTTCGTTGTCGCTCACAGGTTTAACAGCGAGTGGAACTGTTTCTGCAAACAGCTTAACACTAACCACAGCTTTGTCAGTTGGTAACGGCGGCACTGGCGCTACTACCATTACGTCAGGTCGCCTTGTCAAAGCTAATGGAGCATCTGCATTTTCAGCGTCTCTTGTATATGATGACGGAACTAACTCCGGCATTGTTTCGGGTAACTTTGTCATTGATGCTGGTTCTTTGCAGACAAAATCCAACGGCAGCACCGCACTTGCAAATGCCCTTAACGATAACGTTGTAATTACAGTCGGCACTGGCTTTATGACTTTTACTGGCGGTGGCGCTTTAGCCCAGCTTGGCGGTATGGTAGCTGGTGCAAATGGGCAAAGAGTCGTAATCCTTAATACCACTGGCGGCGGGATTACTGTCATAGGTGAAAGTGCAACTTCGACGGCAGCTAACCGAATTTGGACGCAAGGGCTAAATCCCGCAACTTGGAATAACCTTGGAACAAGAGAATTTATTTATTCTACGGCGCAATCACGCTGGCTAATGATTGGATCTAACACAGGTTAATGTAGGAATAAAACATGGCGTTGGGACTTTATCCTCTTGCATCAAAACCACTGGCGGGACAACCTGACCCTGCTATTCCACCAGTCACAAGAACAGTTATAATTACAGCTGCTTCTATTAATGATTCTGGTCAAAGCATTAATGTTAATGCAAATCGAAATGTATCTGTCCTTGCATCAACGCTTTCGTTCACAGGCCAATCTACAAGCGTTAAGCGTAATAGGTCTGTAGAAGTCACAGCTTGCTCCTTGTTTGCAAGTCCGCAGACAGTATCAGTGAAACGTAACAGAATCATACCGATCATTCCTGCAAGTCTTCAAATTTCACCACAGTTTATTTCTATTCGTTATGATCGCACTGTATCTGTTGCTACTGGCTCTGTTACGCACAGCGCAAAACCAATTTTAGTTTATAACAGTGTGCCTACTTTTGGATCGTATAATCGAATATCTTTATCTGTAGGCATTCACTTTTAGGAGAGAACAATGTCCTTTTCCAATATGTTGAGCATTCAAGATCGGCGCAAGTTGCGTGATATTGTAAAGCGCGTTCATCTGCGTTTCTATCCAGTTGACAAGCTCACCGACTATGAGTGCGACAAGTTCATCGATGCATTGTCGCCAGAGCTAATCGAAAACAATCTGCGAGCCGGTTTCAAGCTGGGCATGGACTAATGAGTTTTACACTCAACTACAAACCTGATGGCGATGTGCTGAAGCAGTACATGAAATCGGATGCGTTCTTTCGTGGACTGCGTGGGCCTGTTGGTTCTGGCAAGTCTGTTGCCAGTTGTATCGAGATCCTGCGCCGTGCGTTGCAGCAAGAACCCAATGAGCAGGGCATACGCAAAACCCGCTGGGCGATTATCCGTAACACCAACCCGCAGCTTAAGACTACCACCATCAAGACATGGCTCGACTGGTTTCCAGAGGATGTCTTTGGCAAGTTCAACTGGTCGCCTCCCTACATTCACCACATCAAGAAGGGTGACATTGACTGCGAGGTAATCTTCTTGGCGCTCGATAGGCCGGAAGATGTTCGTAAGCTGCTGTCGCTCGAGCTAACTGGCGTCTTCATCAACGAGGCACGTGAGGTTCCGAAGTCTATTGTTGATGCTTGCACGATGCGCGTAGGCCGATTCCCGTCTATGAAGGATGGCGGCCCGACGTGGTATGGCGTGATAGCAGATACGAACGCGCCAGACGACGATCACTGGTGGCCTATCATGGCTGGCGATGTACCAATCCCCGAACACTTTGGCCGCGAAGAAAGCTTGATGATGGTCAAGCCCGAAGGTTGGGAGTTTTATACGCAGCCTGGTGGCATGGTAGCCAACAAGGATAAAGACAACGAGATCATCGGCTACCGGATGAACAAGAAGATGGAGAACGGCTCGAACCTGACGCCCGACTACTATCGCAAGATCATCACTGGTAAGTCTAAAAACTGGATCAGGGTCTATGTTCTCAATGAACTTGGCAGCCTTGATGATGGCAAGCTGGTCTACCCAGACTTCAATGAGGAGATACATGTTGCCAAGGAACCTCTGCTGCCAGCCGAAGGTGTACCTATCATTGTTGGGCTGGACTTTGGCCTCACGCCTGCGGCTGCTTATTGCCAGCTTGTTCGTGGTCGGTGGCTTATTCTTCGTGAGCTTGTTGCTACTGATATGGGGACTGTGCGTTTTGCTGATGTGCTGCGTAAAGACATGGCGCAGAATTTTCCTGGCGCCAAATTTGTAGTATGGGGAGATCCAAGTGGAGACTATCGTGCACAAACTGACGAGACCACGCCGTTCCAAATCCTACGTAGTGCTGGCATTAAAGCAAGACCCGCACCCACCAACGACCCTTCTCTGCGAATTGGTGCCGTTGAAAGCGTCATTGCCCGAATGGTCGACTCGCATGGAGGCATACTTGTCGACCCGCGTTGCACAACAATTAAACGTGGGTTCACTGGTGGCTATCAATACAAGCGACTAAACGTGTCAGGCTCGGAGCGATACGAAAGTACGCCGAACAAAAACAAATACTCTCACGTTCATGACGCACTGCAATATGCTTTGTGCGGCGGCGGCGAAAGTAGGAAGATACTGGTAACAGACGCTAATGAAACAAAATCCTTTAATGCAAGGCAGTCGATCGATGTCTTTAGTCACCGACGCAAAGTACCACGCTCACGCTTTGGTTTTAACTAGTCCATTGCTGAACGCTTTACTTCATGGCCTTGGTGCTACCCATGTGCTTTAAGAAACCCAAGCTGCCGCCCAAGTCTGCCGAGGACATACAAACCGAGGATGACTTGAAGGCTATGCGCGCCGCGCAACAGCGTGAGATTGCAGCTGGTATTACCGAGCAGAAAGACTTTCAGACAGAAGCATCTTTTGCTCGTATCATGGGTATGACGGGCAATCGTTCTTTAATCAGTGGCCCTAAAGGTGGCTCTGGTTATCTGGGTAACAACACTGGCCGCACAACTGGCAGAGTGTCGGGTGGCGCGCCTATTGCTCCAGTTCTCTCTCCTCAAGCGCCAGTTGCTGCGCCTATCATGGCAGGAACCTACGCTGACTTTTCCGGCTTTTCCGGCGCGTCTTTAATCGGTGGTGGCGGCAGCGGAGCAAACTTTCGTTTCAACAACAATGTCCGTGAAGTTTAAGCTATGAGCGATGCAACTAAGCGGCTAAATGCCAAGTACCGATCCGCGCTGCACAAGCGCCAGCCTTGGGAATCTAGCTATCAAGACTGTTATGATTACGCATTGCCTGGGCGCACAAGCTTCTTCCAACGGAACAAGTCTGACGATGCACCCGAAATCTTTGACGAGACCGCTGTTATCGGTACGCAAGAGTTTGCCTCGCGGATTCAAGCTGGACTTACGCCAAATTATGGACGCTTCTTCAAACTTGAAGCTGGTGTACAGGTGCCTGCCGACCAAGTTGAGGAAGTAAACAATCAGCTTGAAGAAACCACAAACTACATTGCTGAGATTATAAACAACAGTAACTTCGCGCAGGAAGCCAATGAGTGCTACCTTGATATTGCGCTTGGCACTGCTTGCATGGATGTGTTCGAGGGCGATGCTGTCCACCCTGTTATCTTTTCTGCCGTGCCTTTGCCAGAACTGGCAATCGATACTGGTCCGCGTGACGAGATCGATACCTATTTCCGCACGCGCCACATGCGTATTTCGCATATCGACAAAGCATATCCAGGCGCAAAGGTTCCTTCCGACTTAGCTGGGCGTATTGCCAAGACTAAGGGTGACAAAGAAGATTATGATCCTGTCGTTAAGGTTGTTCTAACTGTTTACCGAGATCATGAAGTAAAGAACGAGGAGGTCAGCAAGGCTTGCTTGTTCTTGCCAGACTTTCCTGACTACGCTCCTATGCTCGAGCAAACATACAAGGGCTTGGGATCGAACCGCTTTATTGGGTTTCGTTGGTCGAAGGCTGCGGGTGAAGCATGGGGCCGCGGCCCATTGTTCAACTCCATGCCAGCGGTGCGCGTTGCTAACCTAGTCAAGCAGATGATCCTAGAGAACGCAGAGATGTCTATCGCGGGTATCTATACTGCTGAAGATGATGGCGTGCTGTCCATTGATAACATTCGCCTGCTTCCAGGCACTGTTATACCGAAGGCTCCAGGTTCTGATGGCCTCCAGCCCGTGCAAGCTGCGGGTAACTTCGACGTTTCGCAGATTACATTGCAGGAATTGCGCTCTGATATACGCAAAGCATTGTACAATGAGACGCTTGGGTCGCCTGATCGCACACCAATGAGCGCAACTGAGGTCGCGCAACGCATGGCAGACCTGTCACGCCAGATTGGTAGCGCCTTTGGCCGCTTGCAGATTGAATTTGTCAACCGTATCATCGTGCGCGTGGCGTATATCCTGCAAAAGCAGGGGCGAATCGAACTGCCTGTCATCAATGGTCGGCAGATAAAGATCATATCAACTAGTCCG